TATCTAAATCCTGGAAAGAAATAGTTCTTCTTAATGTTCCATCAACATAAATTCCAAAATCTAAAACATTAGAGTTTGGTGGTATATTTTGCAAAGTGAGTTGTATATACCAAACATATCTACCAGCCGCAGGTGTAGTGTATGAGTAATTTCCTGCTGTATTATCAAAGTTCCCGCCATTATCAAAGTTCCCTCCTGTGCTATCATTCGACACAGGAATAAGGTCACCCACGCTTAAAGTAGTAGCTCCACTTACTTGAGCCTGAAACAATCTATTTGTAACTGCTGAAGGCTGCTCTGTTAACGCTCCGTATGTGTAAGGAACAATGAGCCTTTTAAATTCATCTGTTTCAAAGAACGAGTCATTTGTGTACTCATATCCGTAAGTGCTGAATATCTTGTCAACGATTGTCTTTGCATATAAGCAAGGAGTGTGGTCATCAACCCTCCATTTGGCTGTATCAGGTAAGGATGTTGCCCTCTTTGGTGTAATCTGACTCCATACATAGCCCTTGCCATATTCAAACGATTCAGGGCTTCCGTCTACATATATTTGAGAATCCCACGAGTCAGTGATGTTTACAATGTTGACTGTGTGATTGTATTCTGAGAAATCAAGGTCAGCGAGTTTTGCGTTTTCAATGCTTGTGAATAGATTAGCCGTTTCTCCGTGTATCGTGCAGTTATAACCAATCAGATTGTTGTTCTCAACGATTATCTCTGTGAGCCTTATGAATCCCCTTATCTGCTCAATGCCGTCTGCTGTAACAAAGCAATCTGCTTTCTTATTAGGGTCAAAGTCAGGTGTGTATTGTGCTGTTCCTGTTATCTCATTTGCAACCTCAAAGATGTTTCCAAAGATTTGATTGTTGTTTTTAGTTGCCGGTATGGTTAGAGTCTTTGTGTAGTCTGAACTTCTTTGCTCAGGATTGCGAATGTCTGCAATAGAGCGAGTGATGACCATATCAAAGTCAGGAGCAAGGTCTAACTTGTTAGCATTGAAAGCTCTCTCATCTAACGTGAGCAGCCCAGCCGATAAACAATCAACTCCCTCAAGTATGCCACCCGTTGACAAAACCCTCTGCTGATATTGGCTAAATATCTGCTGATAGTCGCTGTCATTGGTTTTAATAAATACTTCTATCATAGACGCTGCACTTTGTCAGGGAAACTCAACTCTGCTTCAATCCTCAAATTAAACGCCTTGTCATTGATGTGATACCTCTGCTCATATTCGCTGTCAGTAATATTCACCGTGTACAAAGCATCATCATAAATCCAAACTCTTGGACTCATTACCAACTCTCTAAGCCATACAGATTCAGCCTCTGTGATCAGGTCGCTGTTTAGTGTAATTCTCTGTTGTGCCTCTGTGTAGTATTGGCTGTTGTTGAATGACTGATTTGTATAAGCGTAGTTTTGCCCATCTAAAGTGTATGGATTTGCTCGGTAGTTTCTTCTGTCAATATCAAAGTTATCCCTCCTCACTTTATTAAACCTAAACGACTCAACTGCTCCCAAGCGGTTAAGAAAGAACACATCAACTGCATCATACTTTGAACAACGCTCGTCAATGGTTATCGTGTATGCTGAGCCTACCAAGTTGTTTGACGAATCCTCTGGGCGTATTGTGTAAGACGTTGCACCCGTTGGGATGCCGCCCGATATATTTGAACCAATAGGGAAACGAACCATATCATCTGAGGTCGCACTGATGTTGACAGTACTACTATCAGAAAAAGTGACAAGTAAATGGTCGAGAGTGCCATCGTGTAAAGCGTAAAGCCAATCCTTTTGATTTCTGTGTATGCTTTTGTTGACATTGTTTGATAAGAATCCTGCTGTACTTCCTGAAGCCATCAAATAATCTCCTTGATCATAATTCAAGAAAGTTGACGGAGCGAGTGCCGCATTCCAAATAGTGTTGCCTGTTACAGTTGCCTCAGCTAATGTCTGAGTGATTGGCGATGTTGTGCCTGTGCTGTACTCATATCCAAACTCCAACTTGTAATCAAAGAAAGAGTTTGAGCAACCACTTGCTGCTGAATCAGTATAATCCCAATCTTGAGTGACGTATGATTCTAAAACACGAGCGATGTTGAACACCCCTCTGTTGTTTGATCCATAGTACAAAGGAACTTTTAGCCTGGTTAAGAGCGAGTCAGTTGAGTTCTTGACATCGCATATAAATTTAAAGTTGTAATTGCTTGTTATCCCGGTGGATGTTTCCTGAACAACCCACAGATTGTCATTGTAGGCTGGTTGGTGTGTTCCACTGACTTGGTGACTTGTAGTGAGTGCCATCTATTTATAATTAAGAAATCAACCGAAGTGGCTGAATTAGAGCAGTTCGTTTAAACAGGCACACACATAAGACTCAAAACCTGATGCTGCCGCCTTCTCTAATCGCTTCTGCCTCTGTTTGCTTATCGTGGTGTGAAATGCAAGAGTATTCAGAAACTCAGTGAGTGGCATCTCAAGAATAGCATCCCACTCCTGCCGTCTGCCTCCTGCTAATCGGTCAACGAGTCCGAGCCATCCGAAAACATCTCCTTTGCTTTCTTCACCTCCGCCTTCAAATAGGTTAGGGTAGTTTTTAATAATTTTGGATAGAGAGCCGAAAAAAAAAGCGAGTATTTGTAAAACTGTGGTGCTGGTAGGTCTTTGAAATTGTCAACCTTCCACTGATAGTCATCCTCTATCTTTCGCCCAAATATGTTCACCCGGTACGATAAACAAGCAATGATTTTGTGCAATGCCTCTATCTTGTCGCTATCTCCTAATTCTTGCAGTTCAATAAAGTGATGTGCCTCCATTGCTTTGGCATTCTTTACGAGCTTGAATCTTCTGCCCTTGTGTTTGAATGTCCACTTCAATCGGTGCTTTGGTTCTTGCTCTAAAAACGACAAGTCAATTTTCCTCAAGTCATTCAATGTCCACTTCTCAACCTCCTCATAAGTCAGCCCTTTAATAATCGCCACCGTATGAGCTGTTTTCTCAATCGGGTTAAGGTCATCAGGAAGCTCCCCAATCTCTTGAAGCATTCCGATTGTAATATCTTTCCATTTAAGCATAATAGAATAAACCTGGTTTGTTGTGTTGTTTGCAATCATTGGCAAGAGCTAACGCCATCACGCAGTCATCATGTAGTCCTTGTGGTGCTGTGTATCTCACTCCTGTTCTTGTATATTCAAATTCAAAGTTACGCATTTCATCGGCAATCACGCCTTCAGGGAATCTTACTTTCTGACTTTGCACTGCTACCACTAAGCCCTCAATCAGTTGTTGCTTTGATTGGCTTGTGAATTTAAAGCCTTTGATTCTTGGGTGTTGTCTTTGTAGTTGTTCAACGATAGGATCACCGACTCCCGTGCTATCCACAAACGCAGGTGTGTTCCCTATGGTTGCCGTTATCTTCTGAAGTGTCTGACTCCAATCAGCTTGGAATCTGTCAAAGTGAACAACCTCGCCCTTTTCGTTTAGCCCTATGATGACTGTCCAGTCTGTGTACTTGGCAAGGTCAATTCCGTAAGCCTTTGGTGTGCCGGTACTCTGTTTAATACAAGCGTTGATGTTCTCATGCCCGAATGGGTTGCTATTATCGTCAGCAGGTTCAGCAAGGTATAACTCTTTAAATACATACTCAGGTAGATCACGTTTGGCTTGTTCAATCTCCTCACGTTCAATGATGCCCTCATCTGCCGCATCGTAAGCCGTAATTTTGAAATACTCCATGTTCGGATCACCAGACTTTGCCCTCTCTCCTAATTTGTAGAACCAATTCTTTTTGCCCTTGACGTTTCCTATTAGTTTACATTTGCCTTGTGTTGCCGTTAGGGTTGAACGTAGAGCAAACCAAGAGTCCTCTCTCGCTCTTGATGCCTCATCAAAGACTGCCGCATACACATCATCACCATAAAGGTTGTCAGGCTTTTCTGCTGATTTAAACTCAATTCTTGAGCCTACCGGTGTTATCAGTGTCAATTTGCTTTCGTTAGATACAAAGAAGTTTTTCTCTGTCACCTGTGCCTTCATACGTCTGAATGCTATCTCCGCTTGTTGGTACACAGGAGCAACCCACCAGACCGATTGATTTTCTTTTAAATTTAAAGACTGCTCAAATAACCAAATTATATGACTTGCCGTTTTACCCGTCTTAGTGGATGCTGCCGTTATTGTGTAACGTGCATCTGAATCTAAGATGGCTTTTTGGTAGCTCGTCAGTTTTGGTCTTGAGTAGTTAATTTGCATTTATTAACCCCTTATTTACGTGTTAAAAAAACCCGATTTCGTTTCAAGATGTAACACTCCTCAAAAGGTCTACACGCTTTTTGTTTACGATGTCAATGTTGTGGTGTTCTTGGCAATAGTGATAATTAATCATGCCCACCTCTTTCACTTTGTCTGACTTGATTAGCTTTCCAATCTCTGACCAATCATTGTTCTTAACAAAGAAACATCCAAGATTGTCACGATGGTTTGTGTATGGCTCAACTGATGAAACAAAGATGGGCAACTTGTAGGCTGCCGCTTCCAGAATCTTCAGCTCTGATTTGTATCGGTTGAAATTAGTTGGAAGTAGTGGAGCAATACAGATGTCAATCTCGGAGTAATACTTGCCGAACTCATTCGCCTTTGTTCCTACCCTTGTCTGAAACCACTCAGGGCGTTTATGCCTTGGCTCTCCTGTGATTGCTTTCTCCATTGTTGCCCAATCAGGTACATTCTCATGAAAGCCACACATTAAGAACCTTGCTCCGTATTCCTCACAGATAGGCTTTATTTTGTCTGTAAGCAACTTTAAATCTTCAGTGTGAGATAACCCTCCCACCCAACCGATAGTGAAAGGATGCTCCGTTTCTGTTTTCCATTGGCTTTGATTTAAGTCTAAAGCATTAGGAATTATCGTGACGTTTTGATTGAACTCCTTAACCTTCTCCTCAAGTTGTGGAGTGGTCACCATGACTGCATCTGCATAGTGTAGGCTGTCTTTTATTCCGTTCTTGATAAATGCTCTGTAAAACTTATACGCTGGGTTGTGTTTAGGTATAATCCAATAGTCATCAATATCAACTATGAAAGGGATTTTCTTTTTGGCAAGTATCGGAAGGATGTTGTATTGCAATCTTCCCAGCCATCGGTTGAATACCACGCAATCGTATTTCTCAAAGGGTAGGTCAGCCCATTCCCCTTGATCAACAGAAACATCAACTGTGATTCCGTAGTCTATTTGAATTTTGACGTATGGGGTGTATAGCCTGTGAAAGCTCACCCCATTCATGCCGTCAAGTAGTAGTAAGATTCTCAAAATGGTAGATCGTCTTTCTCCTTCGGTGGTCTTGGCACTGCCACATAGTGGGTTGCCTTTGACCTGTCGTTTTGATGCTTGAGTTTCTGCACTCTGATTCTGACATCTCCGTACTTGTTAATCTCAAGCTTTCCGTCTGCAAGTGCTTGTTTAAACTTCTCCACGTTAATCGTGATGTTTAAGCCAAAGTCATCTGACCAGGCGTTTCCTAAAAATGTAATTTCATCCATATTAAAATAGTTGTAGTTGTTTCTTGTGATCTTCTATTCGTTTCATTGCAGCGTTGTAGTAGTCAGTATCTAACTCACAAGCCGTAAGGTCAAAACCTAAATCATGACAGGCAATAGCGATTGAACCACTGCCTAAGTGAGTATCAAGTATTTTATCGCCCTCGTTTGCGTATTTACTCAATATCCATTTATACAATTTTATAGGTTTTTGTGTTGGGTGAAATTTATTGTTTTTATCTAAATATGCAGAATGCCTGAATATTTTTGGTGCTTTATTAAAAGAAGTC